AAACAGAATTACCTCATCAAAGGAACGTAGGTAATCTCTGTTCTCAACAACAGCTTTAAGGTTAGAAGCAGAGGGTATAGACACCACAGGATATATTACACCAGAGCCATACTTAGAATAAGCCTCAGCTACTGCCAGTGTATCTTCTTCACCTTCAGTAATAACAATACGTTTACCTGTACCGGGAAATAAGTTCTGACCAAATAAAGTAGCAGGTAGCTTACCTTCTACCCGAAAGTCTTTAGGGAACAGTCGTTTCTTATTACCCACTACCACATTGTTTTCAAAGTAAGGATAGTATACTGCGCTGGTACCCCCTGAAGAGGACACCTCTCGCTTAACACCAAACATCTCACATACTTTAGTAGAGATATTACGTTCAGCAGAAGTACCAAAGGGCAGTGAATCAAAAGATATTACATTACTTTCTTCTTTCTCCTTGTTCTTAAAGGCTTTCTTGTTACTTGCACAATCAGGTGTGAAGCACCAAGTAGAACCATCATCATACTCACAACGGTTATTACTTGATCCACAAGAATCAAATGAAGTTTTTCTTAGTATCTTACCCATGTCGCTATACTCCTAGCTTTTTATACATTATATATTGGTCGAAGGCTTGGTCTAGTGATAGATCAGAAGTCAGCCACGGTACTTCCGCTATTATGTGTTGTTTCAGCTTGTGTACTGCCTCCGTCTTGGTTGCTTCCGTTGCTACTGCGTATATCCATCCACGAGTCATCTTTGCTTGATACATATGAGGATACATCCAGTCCTTTTCTATTACTATCCCGTACTTGAGGAGTAAATCGTTTTCCTGTTCTGGTGTCATATCGATCATCCATACTCCTCTTTAAATAAATCATATCCATGTTTAACTGAAGATCATCTTCCCATCCTCTTCCGAAAGACTTTTGCCAGAAGGATTTTACAGCAGATAAATGATTAGACATTGGAATACCTTCCATTACCTTTGCTGCCTTTACTTTACCTATACCTTTGAGTCCGGGAATGTTATCAGTTGAATCACCCATAAGTACTTGTGTATGGAGAAGCAAAGAAGATTCTTCTTCATCCATATGTATATACTCTTTCTTACGAGTATTATAGTGTAAACCAGGTACTTGCAGTAAATCTTTGTCTACACTCACGATAATACCTGGTTCTTCTGTATTCCAGATAGCAAGAAGATCATCTGCCTCCATACCATTTGCAGGTACAGCATCCCAGTGTTCTTCTAAATAACTGTAAGCATACTCAAAGAATTCTTTTTCTTGCTCAGTAATTTCTTTCTTACGATTACCTTTGTATGCAGGATAAATTGTTTTACGAAAGTTATCTTTACCTTTGATAGCAATCTTACCTGCGCTACCTTCTAGCTCAGACATAATGCTTGCAATTGTCTGGTCTAGTTTCTTTTTAATGTCTTTAGTCTTGAGTGCTCCCCAAATAGATTGGTATACAAGTATATCTCCGTCAATGTAAACATTAATCGTCATCGTTACTTACCTCTTCTAAGTTGATTTCACCCAGATGTAAACCAATCATAAGGTTTAACATCTCCTCATACTTGCGTTGCATGCTCCATATCTGATAAGCTTGGAACATAACAACAGCAATTAATGTGTATAGTATTTCTGTTAATGCCATTTACTGATGTACTCCTGGAGTTCTTTATAACCACCAATATAAGTACCATCGATTACTATTTGAGGCACCGTAGTACCAAGCGTATCCTTAACTGTTTTACGTAGATCAGGCTCCTTTTCAAGGTTGATCTCATATATAACATAGTTTTGTTTGGAATGCAATAAGTTTTTTGCTTTCTCACAGAACTCACAGTTAGGAATACTATAGATAGTAGCTATTCTTGTGCGATCAGTATACGTGTCCATTGATTATCTCCTTTGTATCCTCATACGGAGCTACTACTTTACGATAAAACTCTTGTTGAGCACCAGATAATGCTCCCATTACTTCATTAAGTGTATGATAACTATACTCGCCTTTATCTCTAAGATAGTCTGAGATCATTGCTGCAATAAGATATTGAATCTCACCCGCATTTTCTGGATCACGATCAAACAGTTCTTCTCTTGCTTCTTTACTAATGTACGGCATTAGTGTACCTCCAAATAATCTTTACCAACTTTACAGTCACCTGCTTCCATGATTGTAACACCAAGTTCTTTTGGTGCATCTACAAACCACTTTCGTATAATAGCTTCTGCTTTATCAGTATCTTTGGGTGAGATCTCCCATGTGCATTCATCATGGTAAAATAATAATTGTTTAGCTTCAATACCTTCTTTCTCAAAGGCTTCATTGATTCTAACAATGGTTCGCTTCATTAAGATAGCCTCAGTACCTTGTATAAGGTAGTTGAATGCTTTATAGGCTTCATCAGTATATATACGGCGACCATCAAGGCCACGTAGATATCCTCTTTGTTGTGCTACTTGTTTAACTTGTTCTGTTAACGCAGCAAGAGCAGGCCAGCGTTGTAAGAAAGCATCTTTAGCTTTATTACCTGCTTGTGCAGACCTACCTAAGATAGTACCTAGCTTGTTACCTCCAGCACCAAATAGAAAGGCGAAGAAGAAAGGCTTAGCTTCATTACGAGTACAGTTGATTGCGTCAGCATTCTTCTGATGAATATCTCCTTTAAGAATCTCATCAGACATCTCTTGATCTCGTCCAAAGTGAGCAACAACACGGGCTTGATAGCCAGCACCGTCAGCAGAGATTAATACCTTATCTTCGGGACAGATAAACATAGAACGAATATCAGCACCGTAAGCTGCTTTAGGTGACGGGATGTTAGCAATAATCTTATGTGTTTGTCTGCCAGTGGCAGCACCGATATCGATCACATCGCCGTATAACCTACCGTCACGGATATATTCTTTCCACCCACCAAGTACACTGTGTCTGGCACGAAGAGTAAAGTAACGATCGATGTCAACACCAATATTGCCGAGTTTAGTTAAGCTATCTGTTGTAAGTTTAGGGCTTACTCTAACAAACTCGTTGTTAATCTTCTTCCAATTCCACTGAGTAGGTTCCCAGCCAAGAGTATAGAGGAATTCTTTAAGATGCTCTTGATTACCTAGTCTGGCCTCAACTGTTTCTTTACGTTGAAACTCTTCACCAGGTTTTATTGGGGGATTACTGCTAAGAGAATCAGACACATCAATATAGCGCCCAAAGTAGTCGCCCAAAAGCCTTGCAGAAACGGCGGTGTATTCTCCGTTCTTCTTATACTTAGCGGTTTTGGGTTCTTTGTCGATGGTAATTGTGAGGCTACCC